TACGTAGCTGGAGATCCTTTTGTACCTTACGCAGATACAGAGGCTTTTGAAAACGTAGTTATCGGGTGGTTAGAAGGATCACTAGATGTACCTGCAATGCAAGCTAGCATAGCTGCAACTATTGAATCTGAGATTACACCAGTAAATGAAGACTTATACTTTACATGGCAAAATCCAACTCCACCGGTACCACCAGCAGAAGAGGAAGAAGAAGAATAGGTAAATTTCACTTAAAACAAGTGATAATAAATATTAAGACACGTCTATTTTCTTGGTTCGCCTTAGGTGTGTTGAAAAAAAAGTGAACCTTAAAACTTAAACATAAAAAAAATGTCAAGTCCAAAATTTATCAGATTATTAGTAGGTGGTGTACCAACTTTAATCAACGTTACAGATGTAACAACAGTAAAAGCAACAGTTGCAAGCGGTACAGCAGCTGGAGTAGTAACAATTACTTACGCTTCAGGTGGAACAACTATTCTAAGTACAACAGCAAGTAACACTGCGAATTTCTTAGCAGCAGCTATCCCAACAGTAGTGCAATCATTCTGGAATCTTATTGCAGAATCCGTAGCTCAACCTTGGAATCAGCCTATTATACCATTAAATGGTAGAACTGCTCCATTAATGTCGCCTGCCGTGCCACAAGCACAAGGAGCTACATTTAAAGCTAAACAATCAGCACCAGTTCTTAATCAAGGAGGAACTCCTTTAGTATTTTTAACTGCTGTATAATACCTTATTTTATTAACCATTAAATTTAAAACCAATGACCTTTTATTACCAGACTAGTTCGTGGAATAGTCAACCACAACCCAATGAAGTAACTATTAATTTTTGGAAACATCTTTCAGATAAAAAACACTGGAGAATAGTACAATTACCAAATGGTTTCTTTCAAACCGAGTACCAACAACCTGAAAAGGAAGATACTTGGATCGACGTAACCCGAAGAGAAACACTTGAAGCAGCAGAAACAGCTATTGATTCGTCAGTAGACCATTATGCTAAGAAAGTAGATTTCTTAAAAGGACCAAAAGTCGTAAAAACCTTTAAATAAATAAATCAAATTTAATCTAATCTAATTATGTCAGACAAAATTGTCAAGAATCTTAACTTTGGTGACGAAGCCAAAGCGAAGATATTTAAAGGGATAGATAAACTCACAAAAGCTGTCAGCTCCACATTAGGGGCTGGTGGCAAATGTGTTATCCTTGAAGATGATCATGGAAAACCAATGATCACAAAAGATGGTGTTACCGTAGCTAATTCAATAGTATTATTAGATGCTGTTGAAAACATGGGAGCAACATTATTAAAAGAAGCCGCTAGAAAAACAGTTCAAGAAGCTGGAGATGGTACAACTACCGCAACAGTACTTGCTAGATCTATATTGAAGCAGGCTAATTTAAAAAATATTAATTCACGAGATTTAAAAAATGGTATTAACAGTGCTGTTAAAAAAACCGTTAAATTTTTAGAAAAAAACAGTGTTAAAGTAACAGGAGATATGATAGACCAAGTGGCTACTATATCTTCAAATAATGATACTGAGCTAGGGGCTTTAATAGGTGGTGCTTTTAAATCTGTGGGTAACAATGGTGTGGTTTTAATGGAAGAATCACAAGATACTGAATCTACAGTAGAAATTGTAGATGGTATACAGTATGACAAACCGTTAAAAAGTTTACATTTTGTAACAAATCAAGAAAAAGGTATATCAGAGTTAGAAAATGCTTTAGTACTTATAGTAGAATCTAAAATTGAAAATGTAAGAAAAATACAAAACATACTAGAGTTTGCTATAAAAAATAATGAATCATTATTAATAATAGGAGATGCAGAGCCTCAAGTTATGGCTGCTTTAGCCATGAACAAAATGAAAGGTAATATTAAAGTAAACATAGTTGATGCTCCTACTTACGGTTTTCTTAAAAAAGAAAAACTAAATGACTTAGCTTTAATGACAGGAGCAACTGTTATTAATGAAGATCTTGGAGATGATATGGATTTAGTAGACACTGTCCATTTAGGTCGATGCGCTAAAGTAGTAAGCAACAAATGGGACACTATAATACAAGTTAACGAAGTTCCAGAAGAAGTTGAAGAATTAATAAAAACTATAAAATCTAAAGCTGATAAAGCTAAGATTGTTGGTTTAAAAATTCAACTAGAAAAAAGACTAGCACTTCTTTCTGCTAAAGTAGCAATTATAAAAGTTGGTGCTAATTCAGAAGTAGAGTTAAAAGAAAAAAGAGATAGAGTGGAAGACGCTATCTGTGCTACAAAAGCCGCGATTAAAGAAGGTATTGTATCTGGTGGAGGAATTGCTTTGCTAAATGCTTATTCATCTATAATAGCTGATTCAGAAAGCGAACAAGTGCTTCTAGACGCTATTAAAGCTCCTTTTGATGCAATATTAGACAATGCTGGTATATTAGACTATACATTGCCTAAAGTTGTAGGAGAAGGACTAGATGTGGTTACAGGAAATATGGTTAACATGATTGACAGTGGTATTATTGATCCATTGTTAGTTACAAAAAGTGCTCTAACAAACGCGGCCTCTGTAGCAACTACTATATTATCCACTGATTGTATAATTAATAACTTAAGAGTTAATGAAAGCAATAGGTAGAAATATAATTATAAAAAAAACAGAAGAGCAAAATAAATCTACAAAAGGAGGTTTAATTTTGACAGAAAAACAAAGAGAAGATATAAGGTTTCAAGAAGCAAAAGTTTTGCATATTGGAACTGACGTTGTTGGTGTTAAAAAAAATGACAAAATATTTTTTGACAAAGCAGCGTCACATAAGATTGAAATAAATAAAGAAATATATCACGTTATTAAAGAACAAGACGTGGTCGTTGTTTTATGAAAAAGCTAACAGCAAGAGATGTAAAAGATCTCAATTTGCTAAAACATTATCGTATAATACGTAAATGGGCTTGTAAAAACAACGGTCTTAACGATGCTGATTTAGAACTTCTTATTTATTTAGATTGTAAAGATCTTTTTACTAAACATGATTTTGAAATAGGTACATATTCTTATAGTTGGGACAATAGACGCTGGAACAAATTACTTAAAAACGACTGGATAGTCGTGTGGAGACCTAGAAATAGAACTACACAAAAGTATAATATATATAAAGTTTCATTTAAGTGCAAACAGCTTATAAGTAGAATGTATCGAATCATGTTAGGTGAAGAAGATATACCTGCAAGCGAAAGAAGAAATAAATTAGTAAAAGGCAATAGTTATACAGATAAAGTACTGACACAAGCTATATATAACGTAAACAAAGATAAAGAAAGATGAAATCAGCTTTAAAACATCAAATCCCTCATACACACACAGGTGGCGAAAAGCATGGGTATATTAAACCCAGCGAAACTAAAAAACCATCTCCTGGAAAATTCTTAGGTGCAGCAACAGCGGCTCTTGGTGGGTCAACTGGAGGTATGTTTAGCGGTGATTTAGGCTCTCTTACTAACTTTAATCAAATAGCTAATTCAATCTCAGCAATTGGCGGATCAAGTAACAAAATAAAGCCAAGAGTAAAAAAATTAGAAAACCAAGTTACATCTATACTTAGAAAACAAAACCAAGGACCTACTCAAATTCAAGAAACATTAGAAGTTCCAGTTGGACCAGAATTAAATACTGTTCCAAATCAAATAGGTATGGAAGAAGAAACACCAGAATTACTAGCAAACAACCCAACGCTATCATCTCCATTTTCGCCATCAACAGAACAAGCAGCTGGTGGTATGTTTGGTGAGTTTGTACCAGGTTTAGATGGTAGAGATATGGGACAAATAGATACAGAAGAAGAAATTTACAGTTAAAAAAACAATTATGATAGAAGATAAAGCACACACGCACGCGTCAAAAAACGACGAAGTAGGTATAGTAGGTGAATCACATATATGGGACGGGCCACTAGATCAAGAAGGTAGACTGCATGGTGTAGGTTCTAGCTCAGGTATAACAGGTATGAAATTAAAATTTCAAGAACCTACATATATTGCTGGCCCTATAACTAGAGTAGCAAAAGGAAGAAAATAAAAAATAAATAAATCATGATAATAAATACAGGTTCATATACTAGCGCAATACCGGTAGCACTAAGTGACACTATAAATATACCGGGACCAGTGCCAAGATTCTCTGGTACTACAAGTAGTTTAATAAATAATAAGCTAGTAGATACAACTGGTGGTTTTTTACAGGTTATTGATGCTAATGGAAACATTACTAATCAAGGCGTACAAGTAGGTCAAATAATATATAATATGGCTGCTATCAACACAACGACATGGTTGGGACCTGAAGCAGCGGTAGTCACAGCTATTGACAGCGATACACAATTATCATTATCTGTTAATATATTCCCTGTAACAGGAGCACCATCAGCTACACAAGAATACAGTATTTACGATGCTAACAAAGCTAAACCAAAAGGATTTATGATTCAAGTTGGTTCAGCAGCAGATGGTAGTAGCGCGGCTGGAGTATATGTTAAAACTATTGATGGACAAGATATATTCTTAGAAGGCGTACAACCAGGAACAGTTTTACCGTTAGTAGTACAAAGAGTAATGAAAGGGGCTCCAGCTGCAGCAGGCAAACCAAATACACAAACAGACGCAGAAAATATATTTGCATATAATTAATAATTAAAATAAAAAAATGGCAATACAACAAGGACATTACGGAAACTACACAGGTAACGCAAGATGCTGTGGAACATCAGGACCGTTAAAAGAAAAAGATTCAACAATACACACGCATTACATGGAAAATGCTGTTAACGATCTTGAAAAAGGCGACAAAAAGGCTGGAGAATACGAAGCTAGACGAGCAGCAGCATTTAAAAACATAGGCACGCATTTAAAAGGAGCAACAGCTACCGCAGCTCCTAAAGCTTACGAAACTGTTGAATCTCCACCTATGAAAAAAATTGGTGACTTACACGGATCAATTTCTAAGCCATCAGGATTGAAAAAAACAGATATGGCTGTTCCAGCTGAGCAATTAAAAGAGCTAGGAAAGCCATCAGCAGTAAAAGCTAAAAAATGTCATCATAATCTAAAATAAGATTATTAATGGCTTTTAATCTTTATCAAAAACCTTATTCTGAATTTAAACTTAATACACCTGTTTATAGCAAACCGCTAGAAGAAGGTATATTAGGTGAAGCTCAAATGAATGGCACTATACTTGTTAGTGATAAAATGGAAAACATTGATCAAATAAACAATACTATAGAACATGAGTCTATTCATATAGAGCAGATGCGAACTCCATTTAAATTAAGAAACGGAAACATAACTAAATTATTATCTTATGATAATGATAATGTTTATTGGAAAGGCAAAACTTACCCAAGAGACGAAATGAGTGAAGGTGATCATGATTTGCCATGGGAAGCAGACGCTTATAATAAACAAAAAAACGTGTAACTATAGTAATAGAACTAATCCAATTAAATACAATTAAATGAAAAAACTATTATTGCTATTATTGATACTAACTTCAACATTTTCTTATTCGCAATATGAAGGCAAATGGTATAGTATCTCAGCAACAGAAAGACTACATATATACAAAGAGTGTGATGATTTTAAATTTAGAAGTTTTTCCATCGACACAATAAGACCTTTGCCTATAACTATAAAATTAAAAAAACAAACTTCTAAATATTTATCAGCAAAAATACACAACCCTAATAATGGTTGGAAAGTAAATGTTAAATATAAACTATACAATAACGGTAGAAGTATGACCGCTACATTTTATAGTACTAAAATATACAAAAAAATAATATATCATAAAATAAGCTTATAATGGGAAATTTTAAACAACCTTCAAATCCTTTCAGTAAAATACCAAAATCAACTCCACTTAAAAAGCCTGGAGACTTTATAGGTCCAGTACCTGCAACTAACTTTAGTGATTTACCTCAATTTAGAGGAGGTAATTTTAATCAAAAAGAAAGAGACGCGGAAGTTGAAGCAGCTATACAAGCAGGTTTTAATGATGTTAGTGGTATTGGTAACAGAGGTATGAGCGAAGTTAATATTCCAAAAAGTTTTTACACTAGAAACGCTAGAGATGAACAAGGTTCAAATACAAACGTAAATCCTAATATAACACAAGGGCCGGGAGGTGAAAATCCATACACATTAATGACAGGCACAGGATCAAGCCCTAGATATAATTATACCGCACCAAGAGATCCTGAAACAGGCGAAAGAACAGTTAGAACTCTTCCTAATGGTAATGAATTGTTTCAAAATCAAAACCCAGATATACAAGCTTTAGAAAATTTTATGAGTAAAACAGGTGGCAGTGTTGAAGACTATGCTAAAGCTATGGGTTTACTTAGTGACGGTAAAGGTGGATTCGCAATGGATCCTAGCAATTACAATAGACGATCAGGAATAACTACTTACGTGCCAGCTGGCATGGGATCAGGGAATGAAGTTAATTTACAGTCTTTTTATACAGCGTCTAATCCTGAAACAGGAAGATTTGTAGGTGATGATAATGGAAGCAATTTAGCTGGACCTGGTAATACAACAATGGGAAATGAAGCAAATCCTATATTTGGATTTGGCCATAGCGCTTATAATACTAATGGTAACATGGGGCCTGGGTATGATGAAAGAAGAGTTTTAGACGAATTTTTATACCAGGGTGGTGATTTACCTGGTACCTTTGAGCAAGATTTATCGGCTAATAGTAATAATAGAAACAATTTATATAGTGATAACTACTCTTTTTCTGGTGGATATAATAACCTTGGCGGAGGTACCCCTCAGTTACCACAAGTAGGTTCTTCGGGTGGACCAAGACCACCTGTTAATGATGGAGGTCTTCCGTATTTTGGCCCAAGAACCACCCAATACGGCAATAATATACCTGGTATAGGTGCTCAATTCCAAAACATTAGCACAAGACAATATAATCCCTACGCAAAAACACCTCAGCGAACATTAAATAGCTTGCAGAAAAACAAAGAAATTAATGAAAATTTGTACAAAACAGCAAGGGCTTCAGATTCATTAGCTCAAACAATTGAAGATCAAAATTTAGCTAGAATCCTTCAAGCATATGGAAAAGGGCAATCTATTGGTTTTCCTAGAGGAAATTCAAGAAATTAATGAAAAAGAAATTTAAAGATACAACCGTTGGGCAACTATTGTTTGGCGCAGCGTCTGTAATAAACCCTACATTAGGTAGCGTGTTACAAGGTGTTACTTCGCCAAAAGAAGCTATTGAAGCTATTTCAAAAGCCGATGTTCCAACAGATGATAAAATAAAATTACAACAAATAATCTACGAACAACAAAATAAAGAAATAGAAGCCATAACATCGAGATGGGAAGCAGATTCTATGTCTGATTCTTGGATGTCAAAAAATGTACGTCCATTGGTTTTAGTATGGTGTATTGTTGTATTTTCTTTTGCAGGTATACTAGATAGTATAGAAACACTACCTTTTCATATAAATGAATTATGGAACGATACTTTTGAAAAAGTAATGATGTCTGTAGTTTTAGCATATTTTGGTGGACGAAGTAGTGAGAAAGTTACAAGCATATTCAAAAAGTAAAATTAAGCATTAATAAGTAATAATAATCATAAGTAAAACAATTAACAACAATTAAAATTTAATCAAATGAGTAAAGATCAAAAAATTACAGACAAAGAGTTAGAAACAATTAAAGAACAACAACAAAAAATTCAAACAGTTGTTTATGACTTAGGAGCATTAGAAGCTAAGAAATTTGAAATTTCTGCAGCGTTAAAAGAGTTTAATGATGCTTTAAACGAAACTAAAAAAGAATTAGAAGAAAAGTACGGACAAGTCAATATTAACTTACAAGACGGATCTTACGAGGAAATTGTACCTGAAGTAGAGGCTGAAGAAGTAAAGTAAAATGAACTCTATTATAAGGAAGATAAGTATAGGCGCAGACTATAAAAACGAAGCTATGCATTATTCTGTTGGACAATCTGTTTATGGTGGTCATACAATTAATAACATAACTTTAGACGAAGCTGATAACTCTTATAATATTTATATTAAAAAACAAGACGAGGTAATGCCGTGGAAGAAATTTAATTCTAACATGGCTATCTCTGTTGAGTATGATTTAGAATATTAATGAAAAGTATATATAGTTTTATTATAACTCCTAAAAAAAAGAGATATAATAATGAAATTAAAATAGGCAATAAAAGCTTAATTACTAATACTAATGTAGAAGATTACAATTTAGTAAGTAAAGAAGCTATTATAGTATCAGTGCCATTAGCGTTTAAAACTATAATAAAACCTGGAGATGAAGTTATGATACATCATAATATTTTCAGAAGATGGTATGATCAAAAAGGAAATCAAAGGAACAGTTCTTCTTATTTTAAAGAAGATTTATATTTTTGCAATATAGATCAAATATATTTATACAAAAGAAACAACAAGTGGAACGCGGTTGAAGATAGATGTTTTATAAAACCTATAAAAGAAAACAACGTTTTAACGGCTAATATTGAACAAAAGCATATTGGTATATTAAAAATTGGTAATAGCTTCTTAGAAGCGTTAGATATACGTCCTGGGGACTTAGTAGGTTTTAAACCTGGTAGAGAGTGGGAGTTTATTGTTGACGATGAGAGGTTATATTGTATGAAATCTAATAATATTGTAATTAAATATGAATATCAAGGAAACGAAGAAGAATATAATCCAAGCTGGGCACGTAGCTGTTGAGGAACTTATTAAAGTTGCTAAAGAAGCTATTGTAGATTCAGACGATGATATATCAGCTGACAGACTTAAAAATGCTGCTGCTACAAAAAAATTAGCTATATTCGATGCTTTTGAAATACTAAACCGTATTAACGAAGAACAAGATATGTTAGATGAAAAGCCTAAAGAAATTAAAAAAGAAGTTGCGTTTCGTGGCTTTGCTGAAGGGAGATCTAAATAATGTACGAGCAAACTTTATATAAAATATTACCTGATTATGTAAAACCTAAAATTCTTAAACGAATGAATAGGTATAAAAAATGGGAATATGGATATAATGATGATCATGACATGATTGTTATATCTAAAACTGGACAAATTGGTGATATTTATGAAATACAAAATTTAAAAATAGCTTTACCTAAAGAAAATAATGTTTATAAGTTTGAAAAAAACAGATGGACTAGATTTGATTACCCTAAAGTATTAAATAGAATTAAAACTGTATTTGACTGGAGAGAATATCCAGACGATTTTAAAGAAAAATGGTATGATTATATTGATGATGAATTTAAAAGACGTGAAGAAGGATTTTGGTATATTAACAACAACATACCTACTTACATAACAGGTACTCACTACATGTATTTACAATGGTCAAAAATTGACGTTGGCCAACCAGACTTTAGAGAATCAAATAGATTATTTTTTATATTTTGGGAAGCATGCAAAGCTGATAGCAGATGCTACGGCATGTGTTATTTAAAAAACAGACGTTCAGGGTTTTCTTTTATGGCCTCTGGCGAAACTGTAAACATGGCTACAATATCTACTGACGCTCGTTTTGGTATATTATCAAAATCAGGTGCTGATGCTAAAAAAATGTTTACAGATAAAGTAGTGCCAATATCAGTTAACTATCCTTTCTTTTTCAAACCAATACAAGACGGTATGGATCGACCTAAAACAGAGCTAGCGTATCGTGTACCAGCCTCTAAGTTTACAAGAAGATCTATAGTATCTACAGAAAAAAACGAAGATTTAGCAGGTCTTGATACAACTATTGATTGGAAAAATACTGGTGATAATGCTTATGATGGTGAAAAACTAAGATTATTAGTGCATGATGAAAGTGGTAAATGGGAAAGACCTAATGATATACAAAACAATTGGCGTGTTACTAAAACCACATTAAGGCTAGGTTCTAGAATTATAGGTAAATGCATGATGGGATCAACGTCAAACGCTTTAGATAAAGGTGGTAGAAACTTTAAAAAATTATACGATGACTCAGATGTTACAAAAAGAAATGCCAATGGACAAACTCGTTCAGGACTCTATTCTTTGTTCATTCCTATGGAATGGAATTACGAGGGATACATTGATTCTTATGGCTACCCTGTCTTCGACACGCCATCAAAAAAAGTGCATGGACCTCATGGAACACCGATCAAGCTTGGGGTTGTTGAATACTGGGAAAATGAGGTAGAAGGTCTTAAAAACGATCAAGATGGATTAAATGAATTTTATAGACAATTTCCTCGTACAACTAAACACGCGTTTAGAGATGAATCTAAAATGTCTTTATTTAATTTAACAAAAATATACGAACAAATAGATTATAATGAAGATTTATCTCATAAAAACTTAGTTACTCAAGGTAATTTTTCATGGGACAACGGTATAAAAGACACAAGAGTAAGTTTTGTACCAAATAAAAATGGAAGATTTTTTATAACATGGGTTCCTAATTATAGCTTACAAAATAGAGTTACAGTAAAAAACGGAATTAAATACCCAGGCAATGAGCATTTAGGTGCTTTTGGCTGTGATAGTTACGATATATCTGGAACGGTAGACGGTAAAGGATCCAATGGTTCTTTACATGGTTTAACTAAGTTTAGCATGGAAGACGCGCCACCAGATCACTTTTTTTTAGAATATATAGCTAGACCACAAACAGCTGAAATATTTTTTGAAGATGTTTTAATGGCTTGTGTGTTTTATGGTATGCCAATATTAGCAGAAAACAATAAACCAAGATTATTATATCATTTTAAAAGAAGAGGATATAGAGGTTTTAGTATTAATAGGCCAGATAAAGTTTATACAAAATTATCTGTAACAGAAAGAGAAATAGGCGGAATACCTAATTCAAGTGAAGATATAAAGCAAGCTCACGCTGCTGCTATAGAATCTTACATAGAAGATGCGGTAGGTTTTTTAGGTGAAACTTGGGGAGATTTATATTTTCAAAGAACATTAGAAGACTGGGCACAATTTGATATAAACAATAGAACTAAGCACGATGCTTCTATTAGTTCTGGACTAGCAATAATGGCTTGTAACAAAAATAGATACGCGCCTGTAAATGCTACTGTAAGAAACCCTATAAGTTTAAATTTTAAAAAATACAATAACAAAGGCTCGATTTCAAAAATAATAAAATAAATGAATATATACACAAATCCAAATAGTGCTTTCCCTAGCCAAGTTGTTAGCGAGGAAGAAAAAAATTCATTAGAATACGGGCGTAAAGTTGCAGAGGCTATTCAAGGTGAATGGTTTAGACAAGGTGGTGAAGGAAATAGATTTGCTAGTTCTTTTAATAGATATCATAGTTTAAGATTATACGCAAGAGGAGAACAACCTGTGCAAAAATACAAAGACGAGTTATCAATAAATGGCGACATGTCTTACATGAATTTAGACTGGAAACCAGTAGCGGTTGTTTCTAAGTTTGTTGATATTGTTACTAATGGTATATCAGATAAAAATTATGATATAAAAGCATATGCTCAAGATCCTTCTTCTATGCAAAAACGTACTAAGTACGCTCAAGGATTATTAGAAGATTTAGTAACTAAGCCATTTGATGACAAGGTAAAAAAAATGTTTGGTATTGATTTAACAAATAACAAAACCGAAGACTTGCCTCAAAATGAAGAAGAATTAGAACTTCACATGCAGCTTTCTTATAAGCAGTCTGTAGAAATGGCAGAAGAAGAAGTTATTAATAATGTTTTAGCTAAAAATAAATTTGACGAATTAAAGAAAAGATTTAATTATGATCTAACAGTCATAGGTGTTGGAGCTGTTAAAACAAATTGGAACAAAGCAAATGGAATAACTATCGACTACGTTGATCCTGCTAGAGTTGTATATTCTTATACAGAAGATCCTAATTTTGAAGATATATATTATGTAGGTGAAGTTAGATCAATGACTATACCAGAAATTAAAAAACAATTTCCAGACATTAGCGATGAACAATTAGAAAGAATTCAACAAACACCTAGTAATAGATCTCAAACTTTTGGGTGGCAAACATATGATCCTAACACTGTTCAGGTTTTGTTTTTTGAATACAAAACTTACAACGACCAAGTATTTAAAATAAAACAAACAGATCAAGGTCTTTTAAAAGCATTAGAAAAACCAAGTACATTTAATCCACCTATAAGCGATGGGTTTGAAAGAGTATCAAGAACTATAGAAGTTTTATACAAAGGTGCTAAAGTTTTAGGTAACAATGAAATGTTACAGTGGGAGTTAGCCAGAAATATGACTAGACCTACAGCCGATACTACAAAAGTCGAAATGAGTTATACATTGTGCGCGCCTAGAATGTATTTAGGTAAAATTGATTCGTTAGTTAGTAAAATAACTGGTTTTGCTGACATGATTCAATTAACACATTTAAAACTACAGCAAGTTATGTCTAGAATAGTACCAGACGGTGTATTCTTAGACATGGATGGTTTAGCAGAGGTTGATTTAGGTAATGGCACAAACTATAATCCAGCGGAAGCATTAAATATGTATTTTCAAACAGGTTCTATAGTAGGTAGATCATTAACTCAAGAAGGAGAATTAAACAGAGGCAAAGTTCCAATTCAAGAACTTAGTAGCTCTAGCGGTCAAGCTAAAATACAAAGTTTAATACAAACTTATCAGTATTACTTACAAATGATACGTGATGTAACCGGACTTAATGAAGCTAGAGACGCAAGCACTCCTAACAAAGATGCTTTAGTTGGTTTACAAAAAATGGCTGCAAATGCCTCAAACGTAGCCACTAGACATATATTAGACGCAAGTCTTTGGTTAACACTTAGAACGTGTGAAAATATTTCTTTAAAAGTAGCTGATTCTGTATCTTACCCATTAACATTAAATTCTTTATTAAATAGCATATCTATTTATAATACAGAAACATTAAAAGAAGTATCAAAACTTAACTTACACGATTTTGGTATTTATTTAGAACTTGAACCTGATGATGAAGAAAAAGCTCAATTAGAACAAAACATTCAAATTGCATTAAAATCACAAGGTATAGATTTAGAGGACGCTATAGACTTACGTCAAATAAAAAATCTTAAGCTAGCCAATAATATGCTAAAGGTTAAGCGTAAAAAGAAACAAAAGCAAGATCAAGCCAAGCAAGAAAAAATGATTCAAGCTCAAGCAGCTGCTCAAGCGCAAACAGCAGAAAAAACAGCTATGGCCGAAGTTCAAAAACAACAAGCTATTACACAGTCTCAAGTGCAGCACGATCAAGCTAAGTCTCAAATGGAAATGCAACGTATGCAAATGGCTTCGCAAATTAAGCAACAAGAAATGGAAATACAGTTTGGCTATGATTTACAATTAGCTAACGTTCAACTTGGTGCTGTAAGAGAAAAAGAACAATTTATTGAAGATCGTAAAGATAGACGAACTCAAATACAAGCAACGCAACAAAGCGAAATGATTAGTCAAAGACAAAATGACTCTTTGCCTACAAACTTTGAACCTGCGCCAGATATGGGTGGGTTTGGTATGGATCGATTAGAGCCATAACAATTTTATTAATAATTATATAATATTTTATCATGTCAGAAACAAAAGAACAAGAAGCGCCTCAGGAAGGTGACTTTAAAATTAAAACAGCTAAAAAAACTAAACCTAAACAGTTTAATGAACCTAGCAACAATGTAGCTAAAATAGATTTATCTAAAATTGACAATACTCAAGGTGAGGTTGTTGATAATGTTACTAAATTAGATTTAACAAAAATACCAAAAGACGATGCCATTCAAATCGGAGAAACAGAGACGGTGGATGTGGGCGAACAAACCGGAGATAGCGTTAAGCTGGACACAGAAGTACAAGAGCCCGTTAAAATTGGTGAAACTAAAGAAAAAGACGAAGTAGTTATAAGTGAAGTAACTGAAGAAGTTAAAGAAGAACCATTAGAATATACTGCGCCAAAAATAGAATTACCAGAAAACATTGAAAAACTAGTTGACTTTATGAAAGAAACTGGTGGTACAATAGATGATTATGCCAGATTAAACGCTGATTACACTAATGTAGACAACGATGTTTTATTAAAAGAATATTACAAAAAAGCAAAACCTCATTTAAACGAGGAAGAAATAAACTTTATCATGGAAGATAGCTTCAAATATGATGAAGATGAAGACGAGGAGCGAGACATCCGCAAAAAGAAACTCGCAAAAAAAGAAGAGATTGCAAAAGCTAAAGGTTTTTTAGAAGACTTGAAAAAAGAATATTACGACGAGATTAAGTTAAGACCGGGCGTAAATCAAGAACAACAAAAAGCTGTAGATTTTTTCAATCGATACAACGACGAGCAAAAGTTAGCTAAACAAAGACACGAAAAGTTTTTAAACGACACTAAACAAATTTTTTCTGATGATTTCAAAGGTTTTGATTTCGAAGTTGGAGAAAAAAAGTATAGATATGGAGTTAAAAACCCGAAGAAACTTGTAGAAAATCAATCAAATATTAACAATATTATTGGGAAGTTCCTAGATAAAGAAGGTAATGTTAAGGACACGAAAGGTTATCACAAAGCTATGTACGCTGCTGAAAACATTGACAATATTATAAGTCATTTTTATGAGCAAGGAAAAGCAGACGGTGTTAAAAACATTGTTGAAACTTCTAAAAATCCAGACACAAATGTAAGAAAAACATCGTCAGGAGAAATGTTTATAGATGGTTTTAAAATTAAATCTGTTGGAGGTGTAAGTAGCTCAAAGTTGAAAATTAAAACACGTAAATTTAACAATTAAAATTAAAACTAAAAATTATGGGAATATTAAGTCCTCAATTTGGAAGTTTAGTACCTTCACAATCACAGCAATTAACAACAGGAAATTACCTACAATGGACCAACAACGGTGGTGCAGGAGCGGTACCTGCTAATTTTGCTGACTTCGCGCAACAGTATTTGCCTGAAGTTTATGAAGCTGAAGTAGAGAGATATGGAAATAGAACTCTATCTGGTTTTTTAAGAATGGTTGGTGCTGAAATGCCAATGACATCTGATCAAGTAATTTGGTCAGAACAAAATAGATTACACATCGCTTATGACAACTGTACGTTGGCTGCTGGTGGTATACTTTTAAATGTAGATCCAGGCGGAGCTGCAAATATTACTAACACAATTTATCCTAACATGACAGTAGTTGTTATGGATCCTGCAAACCCTGCTGGAGCTGTTCACTGTTTTGTTGGTAGATCTGGTGCTGGAACAAACCCTGGTGGTTTAGGCGCAAACGTAGTAGAACTTTATCCTTATGACGCTGCTTTTGTTAGTGGTGCTGCTGCTAACGGTGCTCCTATAACAGGACTAAAATGTTTTGTTTATGGTTCTGAATTTGCTAAAGGTTCTGGACTTGCTGCTGCTCAAGGTGGTAACGGTGGTGTTGTAGAAGAAAGCATTACTCCTTCTTTTACACAATTTTCAAACTCTCCAATCATTATTAGAGATAGATATGCTATATCTGGTTCTGATACTGCACAAATTGGATGGATTGAAGTTGCTACTGAAGACGGTCAATCAGGATACCTATGGTATTTAAAAGCTGAATCTGAAACTAGATTACGTTTTGAAGATTACTTAGAAATGAGTATGATTGAAGGTGAACTAGCTCAGGTATTAGGTGGTAACTCTTTTGGTACACAAGCTGCTGCAGGTGCTGCTAACTTAGGTGCTACTGGATTTAGCGCTGCTATATCAGCAAAAGGTACACAAGGTTTATTCTCTGCTATAAACGCAAGAGGTAACGTACTTTCTGGTTATGCTGGATCATTGCAAGACTTTGATACAATCTTAGAGAATTTAGATTCTCAAGGAGCGATCGAAGAAAACATGATGTTCTTAGATAGAAAAACTGAGTTATTATTTGATAACATGTTAGCACAACAAAACTCTTACGGAGCTGGAGGTACATCTTACGGTGTATTTGAAAACTCTGAAGAAATGGCGCTTAACTTAGGTTTTTCTGGATTTAGAAGAGGTTCTTATGACTTCTACAAAACTTCATGGAAATATTTAAACGACGCATCTACAAGAGGTGGTTCTTCTAACTTTGTTAACGGTGACAATATTGATGGTGTAATGATTCCTGCTGGAACATCTACAGTATACGATCAGTTACTTGGAACAAACATTAGACGTCCTTTCTTACATGTAAGATACAGAGCTTCTGAAGCTGATGACAGAAGAATGAAATCATGGCTAACAGGTTCTGTTGGTGGTGCATTTACTTCTGCGTTTGATGCAATGGAAGTAAACTTCTTATCAGAAAGATGTTTATGTGTACAAGCTGCAAATAATTTCGTATTATTTACTGCTTAATATTTATGTAATTCTTACCCTCGTTATATCAACGGGGGTAATTATTACTTTTACCAATTATTTAATTATATTATATTATGTTAACAAAAAAACAAATAAACGCCGTAGAGGCAGAAAAAAACTGGGAAGTAAAACCTAGAAATTATTATTTAACTAGAAATAGAAAACCAGTTACATTTACACTAAAATCAAAACACACAGATAAATATCCTTTACTGTGGTTTGATCCTGAAAAAAACGAGCAAAGAGCTTTAAGATATGCAACTAATCAAAATACTCCTTTCCAAGATGAACAAAAAGGAGAGGTTACATTAGGCCATATAATGTTTAGAGATGGCTCGCTTATGGTTCCAAAAGAACACCAAGCTTTACAAAAGCTTTTATCTATATATCATCCAGACAATGGTTTAAGATATAACGAATTCAAACCAGCAGAAATTGCTAAAGATGAATTAGTTGATTTAGAAGTTGAATTAATGGCTATGAATGTTGCAAAGCAAATGGAAATTGAACAAGTTGAAGCAATATTAAGAGTCGAGCACGGATCAGAAGTTTTGAATTTAAGTTCTAAAGAATTAAGAAGAGATGTTTTAATTTTCGCAAGAAACGAACCTAGAACATTTATAGCGTTAGCACAAGATGAAAACGTGATGCTTAGAAACTTTGGTTTAAAAGCAATGGAACAACAAATAATTGACTTATCACCAGATCAAAAAACTTTCAAATGGAAGAAAAATGGTAAAAAGTTAATGACTGTACCTTTTGATGAAAACCCATATACAGCACTAGCCGCGTGGTTTAAAACAGACGAAGGAGTTGCAGTTTATAAATCTATAGAGAAAAAGATCTCTTAACCTGTAATACTAATATATAGGGTTCGTTAATCCGAGCCCTTATATTATAACAAATACAATAGCATGATAAACGTAGATACTGTATATAAAACAGTTTTATTAATACTTAACCAACAACAAAGAGGATATATGACACCTGATGAGTTCAACAAAGTTGGAACTCAAGTGCAATTAAATATATTTGAAAAGTATGAAGACGATTTAAATCAACAATATCGCATGCAACAAAACGACACGGAATATGCAAATCGTGTTAAAAATATTGAAGAAAATTTACAATTCTTCCAAAGAACCGGCACAACAACTGGAACTAATCCTTTTACTTTAGTACCTGGCACAACAACTTATAACGGAGCAGCTCTTACTGATGTTATATACAGACTAGGTACTATTTATTCAAGTGGTATTCAACTAACTCAATATTCACAAAGGAACGAAATAACACAAATACTACTTTCTCCTTTAACACAACCTACTAATGATTTTCCCATATATTTGTATGAGAATAATTTAATTTATGTATATCCTACTACTATAACTACCGGTATTACTTTTTCTTATTTAAAAACTCCACAACCAATAATTTGGAATTATTCACCTGGTACATTAGGTCAATTTGAATATTCATCAACTGGATCAGTTCAGTTTGAGTTAAATGTGTCAGAACAAACAAATGTTATAACTAGAATATTAGCTTATGCTGGAGTTATAATAAATGATCCTACTATCATTCAAGTAGCTGCTCAAGAAATAGCGCAAGAAGAACAAAACTCTAAAATTTAAAATATGTCTACACCTAATGGCGGTTTAATTACTGAAACTAATGTACAATACTACGCTGGTGCACAGCAGTTTTTTATATCTCCAGCTGTAGATAGAGTTACAACTACTTTTAATACAAATTTAGTTTTAGGTAGCGCTACTAGTTGGAACCCTATTGATCCTGATTTTGCTTTAAATAACTTTAGACTATATACAAGTACTAACGGTAGAACATGGATAGAATACATAACAACTTACCAAGTTATTGGTAATACTATTATTTACCCAGCTAATCTACCTTTAAACACTTATGTTAAAGTACAATTAAAACAATCAGCTGTTGAAAATAATTATGGAGGTTATGAATATACTAAATTAAAAGATTTAATTAATGGTTTTATGGTTGCTTATGTTGGCGAAGATAAACTTATACCTAAGGTAAGAAGAACTGATGTTATATTTCACGCTAAACGTGGATTACAAGAATTTAGTTACGATACTTTAAAAAGTATTAAATCTCAGGAATTAAATATACCTGCTGGATTATCTTTACCAATACCACAAGATTATGTGAACTACGTAAAAATGTCTTGGATAGATGCAGCTGGTGTTAAACACACTATATATCCTACTCAACTAAGTAGCGTTCCATCTAACACGCCTATACAAGATAACCTAGGAAAAATTGTTCAAGATCAGTTTGGAGAAAACACAGAAGGCAGCTCATTAACACAAGAGAGATGGGAAGGTCATAATCCTGCTGCTATTACTGGCGGCGGTGCTGCAATGAGTTGGAATAACGGAATGTATGACTGGTGGGGTATGAGTAGCTGGGGATATGGTTTTCAAAACTATGGACAAAGATACGGAGGAGATCCTGTTAATATGAACGTTAATGGTTGGTTTTCTATAAACGAAGCTCAAGGTAATATAAGTTTTTCTAGTGATTTAAAAGGTAAACTTATAATACTAGAATATATTTCTGATGGTTTAGCATATGAGGAAGATGTAAAAATACCTAAATTAGCAGAAGACGCTATGTACTCTTATTTAAACCACGCTATATTATCAAGCAGAGCAAACGTTCAAGAGTATATAGTACAAAGATATAAAAAAGAAAAATTTGCTAAATTAAGAAACGCTAAAATAAGATTATCTAATATTAAGCTAGACGAAATCATACAAGTTATGAGAGGTAAGTCTAAATGGATTAAACACTAATACATGGCAGAAATTAAAAATACCTTTTTAAAAGGTAAAATGAATCAAGATCTTGACTCTCGATTATTGCCTAACGGTGAATATAGAGAAGCTATAAACTTA